GATTATAATGAGCCGAAAGAAATTCCTACTCAGGAGATTAAAGATTACTTATTAACGTTTAATACAATAAATACTAGAAAGCATAATCTCTGCTCTATAAAATCTTTTTACAAATTAACCGTAGGAATGCCAAGTAAGATTGATAAAATACCTTATCCAAAATCTGATAAAAAGCTACCTATCGTTCTTTCCGTAGACGAGATTCAAAGAATGTTTGATGTCTGCCAAAACAAGAAACATAAGGCTATTTTAGCTTTACTTTATTCTTGCGGACTACGCGTATCAGAACTTGTAAATTTGAAGTGGAAAGATATCGATAGAAGTAGAATGATTATTAATATAATTCAAGCTAAAGGAAACAAGGATAGGCAAGTCCCATTATCTCAAGATTTAATTAACGTATTAGAAAGCTATTGGAATGAGTATAAATCTGCCGAGTATGTTCTTAATGGACAAAAATCTTTGCAATATTCAGAAAGAAGCGTAGGAGAAGTTATTAAACAGTTGGCAGATAAAGCAGGAATATGCAATAAAAGAGTTTACACGCATCTTATTCGTCATTGTTCAGCTACACATTCATTAGAATCAGGAACAGATATTTCTATAATTCAGAAAATTTTAGGACATTCAAGCCCTAAAACAACTCAAATTTATACTCACATTAGTCATAATATGATTAGCAAAGTAAATACACCTCTATCAAACATTAAACTACAATGACAAAACTAGAAGTAATAGAAGAAGGAGATTTATTCTTATATAATTTCACTTTGGCGGACGGATCAAAGAAACAACAGAAATACACTAAAGCTACACATGAAGCTATTAAAAGTTATTTTAGTAAGCCTAAGAAGGAGAAAAAGAAACCTGCAACCGCGCCGACACTTGAAGAAGTAAAGGAATATTTTAAGAAAGAAGGTTACCAGGAAGACACCGCTATTAGATTCTTTAAATACTATGAGTCTATGGATTGGTACGACGCAAATTCTAAGCCTGTATTAAGATGGAAGTCAAAAGCTATTAGCACATGGATGAAACCTGAGAACCGTTTAAAAGTAGAAGTTAAAAATACATCATCATTTTTTCAGAAATAAATGGACTTAAAAGAAAAGGAAAGAGAAGTACTTAATCTATACGCTGATAACGCAGATTTATTTGTTAATTGTGAGCACTTAGTATTCGAGAACTTATGGTCCACAAACTTCAATAAAGTAAAATATAAGATTATTAAATACAACCATGATAAAGGTAAGAAGTCAGACACCTACTTATTATCAAATATGCTTACTAAAGCAGGATGTAGCAAGAAAGAAATTGGATTAGAAGTATCAGAACCTAATTACAAAATTGCTAAGAATGTAGACGAGTACGTTAAAGACATTTTTGATGAATATTCTAAACGCCAATTAACTCCATTACTTCAAAGAGTTCACTCTGAGCTTAGTTCTGAATTAGGAGATGTAAATAGTTGCCTTGAGGATTTAAAGACGGCGGTGAATGATATTGAGAGTATTAAGAACAATCTTAGTGTAGATAAAAAAGCTACAGATATTTTCGATCAAGCGTTCAATGAATTAATGGAAGCTCAAAATAACGTAAAAGAAATTGTTGGTTATTCTACAGGACTTAGAGATTTAGATAAAGTTTGCGGAGGATTAAAACAAGAAGTTATTGTTGTTGGTGCACCTCCAGGTTCTGGGAAGAGCTCTCTAATGGTAAATATAATTGATAATGTAGCTATTAAACAAGGTAAGCCTGTAGCTGTATTCTCTTTAGAAATGCCTGCAACTCAATTAATGAAGAACATGTGGGCCAACAATCTTACAATTAACTCTTATGCTATCAGGGGTGGCGGACTATTAAAAGAAGACTTAGAGAAAGTTAAAGCATATAAACAAAGACTTAAAGATAATTTAGTCATAGATGATACTCCAGGAATTACCTGGCAGTACATGGAGACAAGAATCCGCAAGATGAGAAAAACTATTCCTATGAATGAATTAATCGTAGTAATGGTGGATTATATTCAAATTATGAGAAATACTCCTGATGAAACAAGAGGAATTAGCAGTGAAGAGCAATTAGGATTAAGAAGTAATGGCTTAATGGAGCTTTCTAAGAAGTATAATCTTTGTATGATAGAATTATCTCAGTTGTCAAGAGATGTAGGTAAGAGAGAGAATAAAAAGCCTGTAATGGGAGATTTAAAAGGCTCAGGAGCAATAGAAGCTAATGCTGTTATTATATTGCTTTTATACAGGCCCGATTACTTCGAAACAGACCCAATGGAGAATGGAATGAGTTTAAAAGGACTTTGTGAGATTCATGTAGCTAAGAATAGATATGGTGAGACAGGTCGCCGATCTGTGAAATTTGAAGGTAAATATTCTGCGTTTAAGAACTTTAATTTTAATAAAGATGCTTTTTAAAACAGATATGGGATTGCAGTTATCAGAAATTTGTTTAAAAGAATTTTATGATATGTATGATGCTGATGGTACAGGGATTATTACTAATCACATATCTGGAAATTTGCTTTATGATTTATTAGAGTGGAGTGGAAATGACTTAACTATAAATTCTGAAATAAAGAAGCGAATTTGGGAATACACAAAAAGTGATTATGTTATAATACAGGATAAGAATTTAAAAGATACTAATAAACACAAGGAGTTACTAAAAAAACTTTATAAAGTAAAATTACTTGAATATTGGTTAAACAAGCAGGCTGATGATAATAAAAGAGTTTCACCTAATGATTTTGGCTTATTGCTACTATAATCATAATTATATAAGTGAAAACTTAAATCTTTTTCGTTTATTAATTTGGAAACTTTATCAATTAATTCATTTTGATAATTTGGAACTATTTTTTCAACCTCTTCTTGAAATTTATCTCTTTCAGAATCTCCTAACATTTCAATAAAAGCCTTGTTATCTACAATTTTTTTTACTTGTCCGAAAGTTGCAGGAAGCAAAACGTTGTATAATTCGAGTTCTGGAGTATTATACAGCCATTTATAGCCATTAATTGCAATGGTATAGTCTGTTTCAACTCCTGCAAATTTCTTTGCATCAAAAACGTTTTTATCGGTTGATGTTTTTTGGTCGATAGTTTTTTTATCAGTTCCAAAATCACGAGTTCCGGTAATAAATTCATTTGATTTTTCGAAATGACCGAGAACGTCACGACTTGCCGAATACCCGAAATGGTAGTTCGTGCCGAAATATTTATCGTACAGAATTACACCTTCTTCTTCTAATTCATTTCCTGCCGACATATCCAAAGACTGTATTTGTGGCGAAACAAAAATTCCGTTCGTTTTGTTGTAAATCTCTATTGCTAGACGAATATGGGTATCGTTCCATACATCGAGTTTAGTCCATTCTAACTTGTTGTTTACTTTTCCACAACTACTTAAAAGCGTAGAAATACTTGAACATCTACATTTATAATTTTCCATTTTTATTGTATTTTGTTAAGGAAGTCCACCAATATTTGATAATTTTCAGATTGTTTTCCATTAATTATTTTTAATGCAAAATTAATTTGAGCATCTGGAATAGGGTCTTTTTTACTGTCTAAAATTTCCTGTGCGTTTATCCAATCTAAATCAGTTACTATTATTTCAGGTTTTGTTTCTGAATTTATCGGTAACACAATTCCGTTTTTTTCTTGAAAATCATATTCAGATTGAATTCCAGAAATACCGAATGCTTTTTTTAATGCGTGAGTTTCTGCTACTTTTTTAATCATTTCGTGAGGATGAGTTTTCCAAGTATTGTAACCTTTATTGTAAAGATTAAAATCTACATATTCAATAGTGGGTTCTCCGTTTTTTCTAAAAACAATTGCATAAGCTCCAACAATTACTCCACGCTCAGCAAGTCCAAATTTATGCTCAATTTTATTATTTGCAATATCAATGGAAAAAACGTCATTTTTACAAACTTCACTAGATCTTATTCCGTTAAAAAATGGATTAACTTGTGCTTTTGCCAAAAAACCATCCCGACCAGCAAAAACTAAAAGATTCCCTTTATTGTCTTTGTAGCACCATATTTCTTTTACAAAAGGGTTTAGTCCTACCGACTTACAAACGTTGATGAAATAGGCTAATTCTACCTTAGAAGTACCTTTTGCTACTGTATTTTGAATCACTGCAACTTCCGATGCGGTGTATCCAAAATTTTCAGAAATACTAACTTGTTCCGTTGTTGGTACTATTAATTCTCTCATATCGTTATTGGTTTAGTTCTTTTTTAACTCTCTCCACTTCCTCCGCTTTTATGTACGGGTTCTTCATTATGTAGAATCTTTCGATTTGCCCGGTATTAATCCATCGGTGCAGGGTGTTCCTGGAAACTCCTAAAATTTCGGCTGCGTCAGTTATTGTGTAATGCTTTTTTGTTGTTTCTGTTTTCATTTTATTTTCTGTTTTCTAAAGTTAATTCGTTGATTTTTTTTCGTAGTTCTCTAATTTGCATTTTTAGCTTTAAATTTTCATTTTCCAAATTCAAATTGTCCTTTCGGATTAATTTTATACCCCATCCAAGAAGACTTATTATAAACAAAAACCCGAATATCATAAATTTGTCGTCCATTTTTATTGGTTTTTAAAGTTGTTAATAAGCAAAATTTCTTTTTCGTTATCGGTTTTTCTTTTTTCCATTTCGTATAAAAAGTTAGCTTTTACTTTTTCGAAAAGTTCAAGGCAGTTTCCGGTGGAATTATTCATAACTAAAAGTTCAGTTATCAAGTCCAATTTGTTTTTTTGTTCGATTCTTTTCAGGGAGTTCGAAATTATTTTTTTTATCCACATATTTTAAAAGATTTTTCGTAATAGTTTTTTAGTTTTTCCTTCACTTTTTTAAGATTTTCAATTCGGATTTTTTCCCATTTTGCCCATCCAAAAAAATCATTTTCACCGTATTTTTTTAAGTCGGATTCTTTGCGCAAAATTCTATTTGTAGCTGTATCAATAGCTTCTAAAATTTTAATTGCGTGATTGTGTTTTTCAATTTGGTTCAAAATTTATTTTTAGGTTTGTAAATATAGTGTAATTTATTGTAATTGATAGTAATTAATGAATTAATCTTTCAATCCCAATTTCAATTCCTAAATCAATAGCATCGTGCAAATCGTGTTCGCTTTCAATTAACGCTTCCGTATCGTCAGAAAACAGCTTGTATAATTCTGTATTTCCGATTCTGTACAGTTCTAAGGCTTTTTTCGGGCTTAGTATTTCCCAATAGTAGTTGTTTAGCTTTTTCATTTTTATTTGATGTTTAAATTATGTTTAATTTGCTCCAGTTCTAAATCAAATTCCTGTTCGTCCAGGATTTCATTCAATCGATTTTTTGCAATTTCCTTGAAACTTAAATTATAAATTTCATCGTTTGGATTTAAAACGGAATTACAAAATATCGGTTCGCTTTTTTCGGGGATCATTTTTTTTAACAGTTCCTCGTTATTTTTGTCGAAAAGTTTTTTTGTCGGCTCTCCCATTTTATTTTTTTGTTTTTATTTTCCAAATTCCGGCCACGTGTTTACTTTTTTTAATCTTTTATTTCGCAAAGCAAAAACCTTGGTTAAAGACTTCATTCAGTCCTTCGAAATTATAGACAATAATAAATTTGTCAAGTTTCGATAATTTTCCGTTTGTTGATATAAAATTTGTTCCCATTTTTTCTATTTTTTAGCATTTTATTTGTTTAAATTTTTATTTCGGGAAGCTCCCATTTTGGATTTTGTCTATATATTTTTTGCAATCGTCGATTGTCCCGTTGAAATTTGTTTCAAATATCAAAAATAAGGTGCTTTTTTGCCTTATTTGGAAGCATAAACCAACTTTCTCGATAAAATGCTCACGGTATTCTAAAACGTCGTTAAAAAGCTTCTTAAATTCGTTTTGTTCGAAAATATCATCTAATGTTAGATTTTTCATTTTTAAAGTTCGTTTAATTGCTCGATTGCTATTTCCTGTAAATTATCCGACAAATTATATAAATCGTCAGTCCCGTCGATTATTAATTGTAGGCTTTCGGCTTTTGAAAGTCCAATTTCGATTCCTGTGTTATATTGTTGAAATTCGTATAAATCCAATGTTTCAACGTCAAATTTTTGCAAACGTGTTTCTATCGTCATTTTTTTTCTGTTTTTCGTTAGTCTAAATCGTTTTTCGTTCCCGTAATCCCTGCAAAAGTCAACAATGAAAGGATTATAATTATTAGTAGGGTATTCACTTTTGGCGAGTTTTGTTTCTTCTCTCTAATTTTCGTCGTTTTCTTCAAGTCCTAATTCTTCCCCGTGGTATTTTATCGAGAACCAAATTTGCTCGTAAGTGGCTTCATTTCCAAAAGCATCGTTCAAAACTTCCTGCGCTTGTTCATCGGTACATTTGAATATTGATTTCACATCGTCAACACACCATAAATTATCAGTGTAATATCCGTTTTCTTTTAGAAGTTGTTTTGCTGCTTCTATTTCTTTTTCCTTTTCGGTTGTTTCCGTTTCTTTTTGTTCTGCCGTCATTCGTCGAAATTCTTCCAAAAGTTCTTTTTGTTCTTCGGGTTTGAAGGCTTTGTAAAGGTCGCTATCGATAAAATCCTCTTCGGTTTCGTCTTCGTCACAATAGCAAGAAACGTCTTCAAATGCACTTTGAAAGGCATAATCGTAGTCGTTTACCGCTTTTCCTTCCCAATACGTATAACAATTGTCTTTACAATTACCTTCGGCTATTTCCGCAAAACCTGCAAAATCACATCCCGGTTCTTCGTATTCATAATGAATTTTAAATGATGGGTATTTTTCGCTTATTTTTGTGAACAATTCAAGGCAAGGACACCAAGCACTATCGCCCGATATTGTTATTTCGTTTTCGTCATCATTTGTTACGACAATATCAAACCATCGCCCATCATTTTCTGATTTTCCAAACTCATTGCATAAGTTCGTGTAAATATCATATCCGTTTTCTTGTTTTTCTCCTATCTCTAAAAGTTTTGAAAACTCTTTAATCTCGGAAACATTTCCATTTAATGTTATCCAGTTGTTACAATTATTTGCTTTTGTGTTCTTATGGTATTTTTGCTTGGGTGAATTTTGTCTTATTGTTTCGGGTAGTTTTTGCCGTTGTGCGTTCCTGGTCTTGTGTTTCTTTTTTGGGTTTTTTGTCCTGCTGGAATGGTTTATTTTTAGTCTTGAATGAAAATAGTTTTTTTATCCTGCCTTTGTTAGGTATTGATTTCACTCACTTTTTACGTTTATGTATTTGTAGTCGTTTGTAAACGGAAATAATTTCTCTTAATATGTTTGGATAACATATTTATTTGTGCTTATATTTGTCCAAGAAATCAAACGAACATTATCAATCTTATATCTTATTATTATGAAAACACTATCTAAAATCTTCGACAAAATTAGTTTCGCCTTATATGGTGGAAAGTCTTTAAATGTTTGCTATTAGTCGGGAGACTTTTGGCCGAATTTCAAACTCAAAAAACAACAATCTAAATTTATTTATTATGACAACTACAGCAACTACAGCAAAAATTTTCTTAACTGATTATGCAAGTTATAACAATGGAACTCAATTTGAGTTTGGTCATTGGGTTGAATTATCTGATTTTTCAGATGCCGACGAATTAAACGATTATATAATTAATCACTTTGAAGAATGCGGAATTGAAGACCCTGAAATTATGATAACAGACTTTGAAGGTTTTCCCGAAGCGTTTTATAGTGAATCAATGAATTTTGAGGCTTTATATAATTATTTTGAACGTTGCGAATCTTGTGATTTAGACATTGAAATAATAGAAGCGTTCGCAAGTTTAGGAAATTACAAAGTGACAGATATAGACAGTTTCTTTGATGCACTAGAAGAAAGTTACAGCGGAGAATTTTCAAGTGATGAAGACTTCGCACAAGATATGGCGGAACAAACAGGCGTTGAAATTTCAACATCTTGGCCGCATAACTGCATAGATTGGGAAAGAGCAGCAAGAGATTTGATGTATGACTATTACGAAAGTAACGGATATTATTTTAGAGCAATTTAAAAACTAAATCACATTATAACTCCCTTGTAAGTTTAAAGACTTTTTATCTTCATTCGGTTGAGACTTGGGAACTAACAAATATTAATTTAATCTTTATTTATTATGGAAATTTCAAAACAAAATATCATCGATTTTTTAAAGAAAAAAATTGATTATTTGGATGATTTATCCGATA